TTTTATGTGATAAAGTAGATTGGCAAGCTTGCCCGGTAGGTGTTCCGAATGTAGCATGCTTCCTTCTTCTGCTCTAGATAATAGCATATGGGGAAGTCTGACATTGAGTAACCCCAATTTGTAATTTTTCAGATATGCACAAACTTCTGAATGATTGCTATCTTCTAGGGCGGATGCTGCAGATGAACATATTCCAGCAGTCTCCAATTCGTCAGACATTATGACAGGATTGTTTGCCCCACTAATTGAAATCAGCCGCTTTAAGCTAGCATCTGCTTTTGAGCCATCAGACATATGCTGCCTTAGGATAGTTACTCTGTGCTTTGATAAGTTTGTTTGTCCTAATTTAACCACCATGCCGAATTTTAAGCAGTGGTCTAGGATTGTTTTAAAGACACTGTTGATGGTCTCCTCTGATGCCTGAGTGATTCTCAGTAAAGCATTAACATCGTCTGAATATACCATTATTCGATCTACATTCAGAGACGTCATCTCCCTCATTAATTTCATCATTAGAGTGGTATGTAATGTCCAAAAGGGATTGAGCCAACCTTCTATGCCACCCCGTTGTCCTACACTGTGTATGACTGTGTCCTCATATTCGTCATAGTGATATACATCCAATTGTGAGAAGAAGTAGGGAATTGTATCCCAGCCTGTTTCGCCGAATAGATTGCCTATAAACTCGGCCAATTCGGATGTGTTTTCATGCTGCATGGATTGGTTGTGTCCTTCAATATCCAGCATTAATGAATATGTTGTAGGTTGCAGGAGTTCTTGAGATGCATTATGTATCAATGACTTCCTTTCTCTACTAGTCGGTGTCATCAACTGTTCACTGAAGTAACTTAATGCTTTCTTCATCTTTGTTGCGACAAGACTAAGACCATGCTTATTGGATAATTCGCCATTAGCAAATAACCTAAAATCATCCTTCTGTTCTTTCTCTTTTGGGATCAGTCGCGCAGGATATTTTGATATGATAGGTGATTTTGATCGATTGGTACGAATTATTCGTGGTTGTTTCGGGACAAATGGGCCTTCCTTTAATAGATCTTTTAAGGAATAATCAGTACCCTCAATCACCTGAAGCAACTCCTTTCGGCTGTCTCCAGGACCGAAATGAATCTCCTTTTTCAATGCACCCTTGTCTTTGGCGAATTCTAGAGCATTTTCTGTCAATGTGTTATCCATGCAATTGAAAATGGTTATGTCATCCCACCATGTTAAATGATATGTTTCCACATGTTGAAGATCAGATCTTGTCCCATACAATTGCAACATCCTGATCTTTTGAGCAGGTCCTCTTAGATTAGGAGGACTTTTGTGCCTTTTTACGTAAGAAAGAAAAAAAAGCCTTTTTGCTAACCGAGTTAGATTTTTGATGGAGTTATGCTCCATAGGTCTATCAGTATGCACTCTTCTTAGGAATTTCTCTACTCCAGCATTTGCATTACCTTCTGCAAAAAATATAAATTTATGTAGGGAAGATATCTCCTGACGCCTTATTCGTTGCATCGACATTACTGTGCGAATGATTCTACATAGGAATGAATTATCTGGCATCTTTACTTGTTGATTATGCAAATGTGCTAGGATTATCGACATTGGGTACGTGATGTTACTGATCTGATTATCAAGAGCCCATAATTCTTTGATTCCATCCAAAAGTGGTGCCCAATTCATAGCAAAACATTCATCATAATCTGATAAGTTTAATATAAACCCCTCAAGATTTTTCATGAAATTCACAATAACATTATGTGGGCACTCAGATGATACAAGGTCCATGATAACTTGAATGAAATCCCGTGCCCAAAGATAATCTTCTGAGGTTGATATTATCTCCAAATTATTTATTATATCTGCGACTGTAAACATATAATCGAGGTATGTATGTGAACCGGCATACCAGACTTTAGTAGCACTGTGATATATCCTGAAGTGGCCTGCTGCAACAATAAGATAATACTCGTACATCTCACTTTTTGCGCAGTATAAATAAGAGCCATTATCAAAGTAGTGGAAGCTTGCTTCGGGAGTCAAACTTAATGGACCGGTTATGGTTCTTATTGTGAATTGGTCATCTCTTGAGATAAATATTCGGAGTCTCTGTATCATGAGCAGGAAGGATAAATAATCAGAAGGGCGGCATGAAACTCTGTTGCTATTGATACTTACCCCTGCAGCAATAGACAGATCAGCAGACGTGGCACGATGTGCAAAGGCTGTGGCTGCTTGGTGTATTGCATTTGTTCGATGTGAAAAAGTTTGGCGGCATATCAATTTAAGATCATTCAGGCAGAAAGTTATGGGGGAGTTACGTATCTGTTCATCGATTGGGATTTGATTGAGAGAGTCACGTATTATATTCAATTGGGTGTAATGGTGATCATGTAGATGAGTTCCAGAAGATTGTTCCCCTGTCTTGCAGAAGAGACGTGTTGATTCCGTGTATGGGACCAACGGGCTAATTATCCTGGCCGGTAACCTTAATGATTTCCTATCAAGTTTGTGCTGTAGTCGGGGACTGCGTTCATGAGGTTCATCTTCGATAATAGGGTGCGAATAATGTAAGACAACTTCTTCTGGAGGGGGAGCAGCCAGGTGATGTATCAAGCCTCTTGAGAACCAGCTAGTCATTCCTTCCTTGCATAGCAATTCCCTGTATGACAACATTTCAGGCGTTGATAACTT